AGGGGATCCTTGGGCCGGGATCTCCTCCCTCTCACCATTTGAGGGGATTTTATGGCCGCTTTAACGACCTTGGCATTGCTCGAGGCGGTCGAAACCGCAATCTCGACGATCTTAACCTCCGGTCAGGACGTAACGATCGGGGACAGACGATATAAGCGGGCCGATCTCGGGGATTTACAAGATCTCCGGCGGGACCTTAAAGCGCAATACGCGACCGAAGAAAACGGGCCGACTCGAAATTTTGCAAGGTTCAACAATCCCCAATGAGCTTTTTTGAAAAAGCGGGACAATTAACAGACAAGGCGATTTCGGTCGTCGCTCCGATCTATGGGGCTCGCCGGCAAGCGGCGCGATACGCAACGCGGATCGGGGCGAGTTATTTCCAGGGGGCAAAAGCCTCGCGTCTTACGAATAACTGGTCGGTCGGTCAAGAGTCCGCCGACTCGACGATCTATTCCGATCTTCAAATATTGCGGGACCGCTCGAGGGACCTCAACCGAAACGACGGAGTCGCCGCCGGCATAACCGATACGATTTGCACAAATGCGATTCATACGGGGATCCGGCCGCAATCGCGCATTGACGCCGAGGCCTTAAACCTCTCGCCGGATCAAGCCGCCGTTTTTCAAAAGCAAGCCGAAAAAATTTGGTTGAAATGGTCGGCCGCTTGCGATGCTCGAAATAAATTGACGTTTCCGGAGATCGAGTCCCTCGCCTTAAGGCAAATCATCGAAAGCGGCGAGTTCCTCGCGATCCGACGGGCGATCAAGGACGACCGACCATATTATCTCGCCTTGGATATTATCGAGCCGGACCGCCTCGACGATCCGGCGGACAAGCGGGGAGACCTTAATACACGACTCGGAATTACGTCCGACGATCGGGGCCGGCCAAAAACCTACCATATCCGGAAAACTCATCCGGGGGATACATTCCGGGCGCGAGACGACGCCTATAAATTCGCCGCCGTCCAGGCGGAGGACACGGCCGGCCGTAAAAATGTCTTTCACGTTTTCCCGATTTTAAGGCCGGGGCAAACGCGAGGGATTCCGTTTTTTAGTCCAGTCATCGAAAAGTTTAAGATGCTCGCCGATTACCTTGAGGCCGAGCTCGTCGCCGCCCGGGTCGCCGCTTGTTTCAGTGCGTTTGTAAAGACGGAAAATCCCTATGGGGCGGCCGTCGGTAACGCCGCGACGACCGAAAACAGTCAACGGCTCGAGGCTCTTGAACCCGGGATGATCGAATACCTTGGGCAAAATCAGGATGTAACATTCGCCTCCCCGAATCGCCCGGGCGATACGTTCGACGCCTTTGTTTCCCGGATCCTCCGGATGATCGGGACCGCTCTCGGCCTACCCTATGAGCTTGTCCTCAAGGATTTTAGCCAAACGAATTACTCCTCCGCCCGAGCCGCTCTTTTGCAAGCCTATCGCGTTTTCCAGGTTTGGCAAAGCATGATCATAAACCATATTTGTCAACCGGTTTATGAGCTCTTAATCGAGGAGGCTTGGCTCCGGGGCGAGCTTACGGCGCCCGGGTTTCAAGCGAATAAATGGGAGTACACGCGGACCGCTTGGATCCCTCCGGGGTGGCGATGGGTTGATCCGGAAAAAGAGGCCAAGGCCGATAAAATCTCAATCCAAATGGGCCTAAAAACGCGGGCCGACTCTTGCGCGGAGCAGGGCCAGGATTGGGAGGAAAAGGCCGAGCAATCCGCAAAAGAGAAATTGAAATATGAGGAGCTCGGCCTCCCTTGGGAGGGAATGAAAGACAAGGGAGGGGAGGAGAAAGCAGACAATGGCGAAAGCAAAGCCGACGAAAACAAAGATTGAGCCTAAGACAAAGAGGACGGCGAAAAAAGCCTCAACCGATGAAACGGACGAGCTCGGGACTCTTAATCGAGTAATCGACAAGCTCAACTCCTCCGCTTGGGCGATATATCCGCCAAAGCTCGACGCGATACATGAAGTCATTCAAAAGCGATTGAATGGCGAAAACGTGCCAATGGAAGCGGCCGCCGGCCAGGATCGCCGGACGTCTTATTTGACTGAAAACGACGACGGGATCGCGGTCGTCTCGATCATGGGGACGATCGGACAACGCCTCAACGTTTTCGAGCGAATGTCGGGCGGCGTCTCGACCGAGATTCTGAAAGAGGACATTTCCCGGGCGATCGATTCGGACGACGTCAAGGGGATCTTGCTTCATATCGATTCGCCCGGGGGCATGGTCGACGGGACGCGGGACCTTGCGGAATTTATCAAGCAGGCTGGCGAGGTCAAGCCGATCATAGCCTATACAGACGGCCTTTGTTGCTCGGCGGCGTATTGGATCGCCTCGGCCGCCTCTAAAATTTACGGATACTCGACCGCTCAAATCGGATCGATCGGCGTCATTGCGACTCACGTCGACTATTCCAAGCGAGACGAGCAATACGGGATCAAGCGGTCTTACGTTTACCGCGGCCGCTACAAACAACTCAATCCGGACGGGCCTTTGACCGAGGGCGGCCGGGAGTTCATGCAGGAAATGGTCGACGGGATTTTCGGAATGTTTGTCGAGGACGTCGCCGCGAATCGCGGCCTAAAAGCTGAGGACGTCGTCGGTCAGGAGTCAAAGGTCTATCTCGGGGGGCCGGCCTTAGATCAAGGCCTTATCGACGTAAAATCCAATTTCGGGGCGGCTTATGTCGCTCTCAAGAAGGAGTCAGGAACCATGAACAAATCAGAAATATTGGCAGAGTACCCGGACCTTTACCGGGAAATCCAGGCCGAGGGATTGGCTCAAGCAAGTGGCGAGGACATTATCGCCGCTCATCCGGACCTTGCAACGCAATTGAAAGCCGAGGGCGGGACCGAGGAGCGTAATCGGATTGAGGAGATCCGCGAGGCCGCTTTCGAGGGTCAAGAGGACCTCGCCGCCGAGCTCATCGACAAAGGGGTTTCCACCGATCAGGCACGAAAGAACTTGATCGCGAACCAGAAAACCCGGACCGAGAAAGCTCTCGAGAAGATCGTCAAGGACGATCCCGGGGACGTCGGCGCCAATCCGGCCGAGCAGGAAACAAAGCCGGCGGCGGAAACCGCCAAGACAAAGCAAGAGGCCGGCGACAAGCTCGACGAGATCGCCCGCGGCTTTGTGAAGGACGACGGGATCAATTACACCGAGGCAATTGATAGGGCCGAAAAGGAAAACCCGGAGCTCGCCAAGGTTTACAACGGATAAAGCGCCCTAATGACGCCGACGAAAGTCGGTTGAATCACAATAACAGAGCAAACCGAAACGGAGGGATCAAATTATGGCAAGTGTAGCCGCCGGAGGAGTACAGGCAAAACCGGGAGGCCTTATCACCAGGGAGGCCGCGAGGGATCTTTCGTCTTATCAATATCACGCGGTAACGATCGATTCAAACGGTCGGATCGATTACGCCGACTCGTCGGCCGCGACTAATGTCATCGGGATCTTGCAAAATGCGCCGGATGCACTGGGTGCCGAGGCCGAAGTCGCGACCGAGGGAACGTCGCTCATGAGAGTGACCGGAAGCGGGACAATTACGATCATGTGCAAGCTCGGATCGGACGCGAGTTACCATGGCGCCAAGGTATCGGCCGACAAGGCGATTTATTTCGCCGAGGCGATGGAGGCCTCCGATACGGACGACGATCTGATTGAGGTTAAGCTCCTCGGCACTAGAAATATCAGCGTATAACCTTGGACGCCGCGGCCACGATAAGGCGACTTTATGACGAGATCCCGGGCTTTGAATGTGTCCCGGGTTGCTCGGAGTGTTGCGGTCCGGTTCCCGCTCATGAATGGGAAACGAATCGCCTCGGTATTGAGGACGCCGAATCGGTCACGGCCGCCGCTCTCAAGTGCTTAACCGGAGTCGAAGTCAAAAAATGTCCGCTCCTCGAGGGCGGAAAATGTTCGGTTTATGAAAACCGGCCGCTTATGTGTCGATTATTCGGGACCGTCGAGGATCTCAAGTGTCCTTACGGCAAGGCGCCGGAAAAACTCTTAACCAAATCTCAGGCCGCGGGAATCATGGCGATTTACACCGGCCTTTTTAAGAAACGGGAGGGCTAAAAAATGCCTTTACATTCCGACGTTCACGTCGACCGTCCTTTGAGCAATTTCGCGGTCGAATATCGCAACATGAAAATGATCGCGGACATGGTTTCGCCGTTCGTTCCGGTCAACAACAAAAGCGATTCATATTTTACCTACACCAAAAAAGACAAGTTCACCTTGCCGGAGACGATTCGCGGACCAAAAGCCGAAGCGAACGAGGTCGATTGGTCGACGAGTACGTCAACTTATGGTTGCGTCGATCATGCCTTGCGGAATTTCCTCCCGGACGGGATCGTCGCGAATTCGGATCCGGGGGTCAATCCTCGTCAACGTTCGACAACCCAATTGATTGACCTCATCCTCCTTGCCTATGAGCGGGTCATCGCGACTCTGGCTACAACTGCGGGCAATTACGCGACCGCCTACAAAACGACCCTGTCCGGGGCGGACCAATGGTCGGAGGCTGACACGTCCGATCCGATCGGGAACGTTGACGACGGCAAGGCCGCTTGTTTTGTCGAGCCAAACACCTTGATCCTCGGGGCCGAGGTTTGGAACAAGCTCAAGCGTCATCCAGCGATTTTGGATCATGTCAAGGGCGGCGCCAACGTCGACAAACCTTCCCTCGTCAAACCGGAGCTTATCGCCGAGGTTTTCGAGCTCGATCAAGTTCTTATCGGGCGGGCGAAATACAACTCCGCCAATAAGGGCGCGACCGCGAGTTACAGTTACGTTTGGGGCAAGGACGCGGTCCTTGCGTATATCGAGCCCGGGACCTCGCTTGACGGCGTTTCCGCTTGGAAAACGTTTCGGTGGAGACAAATGTCGACCGACGCTGTTTACAAGGTGCGGAGATACCGCGACGAGAGCAAGGGAGGCGGCGGCGAGTACATCGAGGTCGAAACGTCTTACGACGAGGTCGCCGTTTGTGCCGATGTCGCCTATCTCATTGACGCGGTTATCGCTTAATTGATGCTAAGAGGCCGCTAAATAGGCCGTAATGCGATAGAGGGCCGGCGGGAGAATTCCGGCCGGCCTTTTTCCAAAACGGGGGAAATCATGTCAAAACGAAAAATGATAATTGGCGCCGGGATCCTTGCGATCGCCTTACTTATTGCGGTGCCCGTTATGTCCGTTCGATGGGATGGGTATTTTACCAATTTGCTCGTCAAGGGCCTTTTTCAACCTCAAGGCAAGGCGATCATGCCGACGACCGCTCTCTCGGGGACGAGTCCGGTCGGATTTACAATCCCAAACACGGCCGACGGAATTCTATTTACGGTTGATCCGACGACTTATCCGTCCGCCGGGGATGGACT